ATGTTCTGCAATTTTGTCATCAACGTAATCCTGCGTCGCCATCACCGTTGTGGTGTCAATGGTCAGCTCCACTGAGGTCACACTGCTGACGATGATGACCATGCGACAGGTCTGCGAACGCCCTGAGCCTTCGGCAAGAGCTGGCTTATAACTTTCGGCCATGTTCGCCACGGCAATTAATGTTCCCGCATCATCGTACAGGCCAAGCTCACGCATCCAGAAACCGCCCACCTCCGGCGGAATAACCAGCTCTGCGATAATATAATTACTGTTTCGTTTGTCCTGGCTGATTTTGTTCAGCGCATGTCGCCAGACTTCATGGATAAGCCCGGTCTGTCCGGCATCCGGGACAGGCAATTTACCACCGCCATCCCCGACGGCCATCGTGGTAATGTTGACCTTCCGCCCTCCCGGCGCGGTTGCCGCTGCCAGCTTTGCTGCACCGGCAGTGGTGATAACGGTTCTGAATTTTGTGCTCATTATTCCTCACTTATCCGGGGTAAACCGTAATTACATCGCCGTCATAAGCCACACCACCGGCGAACAGGTAGCCGGGAATGTCCCGGGTAATGTTCAGGCCAATAAGGTGGCGGCTTGCAGGTTTGGCATCAGCAATCAGCCGTTCCATTTCCTGATACATTGCCTCTGTGATGCCACTTTCCAGTACACCAATATCAAGCCGGAAGGTGCCCGGCGGGTCACTGGTTTCCCACCACTCCGTCACGTTGATGAGATAGCCGAGCGGCTCCACCACACGCCGGATGGCACCGATAGTGCCCTTATGACAGTGGATGAAATAGGCATCGCGGATAACGGCGCGTTTGGTCGCTTCCGGCCACTTTTCATCCCACCTGTCGACCGAAAACGCCCACGCCAGCCACGGCAGCAGATTTGCCGGACAGGTATCCGGGTTCCACAGTTCACGAATCCTGACCGGCGTTTTTTCAATTTCCGCACAGGCTTTTGCGGCGGCAACTTCAAGCGGTGATGAGCCGGTCGGCAGCAGTCGCGAATCACTCATCCGAGCCTCCGGTCACGACGCGGTATTCGGTACAGAAAGACGCCTGCGTACTGTTGAGCACGATGTCGGCCAGCGGTGCAGTCAGTTCGACACGCTGCACGCCTTCCACATGCAAAGCGGCATAAATGGCAGACAGACGGATGTCGCGCCCCAGCCGGTGCTGTGCCGTGATGTACGCTTCCAGTTTTTTCACGGCAGCAGCGCGTATGGGTTCGCTTTCGGGACCAGGGTAAAGGTAAAGCGTGGCGTTTATCTGGTATTCAACGATGGCGGCAGACTGCACGGTCACGCGGTCGGCCACCGGCCTGACGTCCTCGCCATTAAGGGCGTTACGCACCACCGCCAGCAGGTCTTCGGATGCGACACCGTTATTTTCACGTGACAGCACAGAGATGGTGACGCAGGCCGGAGACGGACTGGTTACAGAAATATCCGCGACACGCCCGTCGGCACTGCGACCATGATACTGATAGGCCCCCACCGACCCGGCGACGCTTAAACCTTCAAACGCCTGCTGAATACGCAGACGATAATCCGTGTCAGATTCCATCACTGCCGGTGTCGGCGGGATGGTCGAATCATCTGCCGGGGTGATAATCAGGCGCGTGGTGTTGTAATTGGCACCAATCACATCAAGGTCATTACCGGCAGCACAGGCCAGCATCACCGCCCGTGCGGCCTCATTCACACGCTGACGCCAGATAAGCTCACGATAAGCATTTTCCTCCAGCAGTTTGACGAGAGGTTCGGATTCCAGCGTCAGGGTACGGGCGACCGCCTCCTGCTGGTCTTCCGGGTAAAGGGAAATCAGTGTCGCCTTGCGTTCGGCAAGAATGGTTTCAAAGTCCAGCTCCTCGACCACATCCGGTGCGGGTAGCTGGTTCAGGTCGATAATCGGCATGGTTTCAACTCACAGGGATGGTTAACGAAAGTGGCTGGCCGGTGTCGTTATGCTGGCCGGTTAACGTAACTGTCATTCGACCGTCAAAGCTGCGCGCCGTGGTGACGGATGACAGGGTGACGCGGGGTTCCCATTTCAGCACCGCCATGTAACAGGCGACCTTAATCTGCAACTCAAGCGCCGGGGTCTGCGGCTGGTCAATCATTGACGCCAGCAACGAGCCGTAATCACGCCGCATCACCCGTGAGCCGACCGGTGTGCGCAGGATATCGCCGATACTTTGGCTGATATGCTCAAGGTCAGTGACAGTCAGGCCATCACTGCGATTCATTCCGAGATAACGCGCTGTCATTTTGTCCCCTGTGTCCAGTTGTCACCTGACTTAACACCACCGTGACCGTGGTCATCCACCTGAACGCCGTTAGAAGTGAATTTCCCGTCGGTATGCGCGATGTTGCCGCGCATCGCCCCGCCCTTCTGCACTTCCAGCGTGCCGGTAATCAGTTTGTTGGTGCAAACCACCTCCGGTGTGTCCAGGGTGACGCGGGCTGATGCTTTCACCATAACCACCGGCACCGTGGCAGTAACAGAATCAGAAGCCGTCACGCTGGCCGTTTTAATTCCGCTTACCGTGAGCGCGCTGGTTTCGGGTTCATACTCAATCACCGCCCCGTCAGGGAAACGGATATGCAGGGCATCCGCCGACGCAGACGGCGCGGGGTTATCACCGGAATAAATCCCCGGCAGAACGAACGCCGTGTCGAGTTCACCGCCCACGGCCAGAATCAGCACCTGTTCCCCCACGGAAGGTGCCCACCATGTGCGCGAACGTCCGGCGCGATGGGTCAGCCACTGAAGCCAGTCGGTGCACATGCCGCCGGTCTGCACACGGCAGCGACCGGCGTTAAGGTCGGTTTCGACGATAATGCCGGTGCGGATTATGTTGCGCAGTGCGCGCGCGAGTTCCTGAATATTTGCGAGAGTGTTCATAACGGGAAGGATGCCGCCGGGTCATACCGGCGGCAATGTGACGATGAGGTGTCGGGAATGGCACAACTAACGGTTGAGGTGCGCCAGAATAATCTCTTCAATCATCTGCACATCCTCACCGGTAAAGCCGAGCAGAGGACGCGCCGGATAATCAATTTTCTTACCGTCTTTCCGGGTTTCTTCCGACAGACCGAACTGATGCACGCTGGCGATTTTCGGCGACTTCCCGCCGTAAAATTCCATTGATGCCTGTTCCGGGCTGGCGCGGATATGCAAAAAACGACTGGTGATAAGTTTCGCAAACATTTTTCGCTTAACGCGACCGGTCTTTTTTCTGGCGCTCTGCTGCTGACGTGGCGCGTAGGGGGTGCCGTCCGGGGCTTTCTGTGCCATCACCCGACGCTGCTGACTCTGACGCAGACGTTTCGCCAGTTCGGCGCTCAGTCGCCGACGCCCTGACGGTGACAGCGATTCAATCAGCCCGGTCAGCCGGTCTTCAAAACGCTTAAACTCATTCATCCCACTTGCTCACCAGTTCGCCATTGATATACAGCTCCATCGGGCGGGTGACCGGCTCCGGCGGCAGAGGTTCCGGGATATTCTTCACATGCAGCGCGCCGTCCACCTCACTGACCAGCGTGCGCTCGGTCAGCATCAGGCTGATGCTGATATCAAAGCTGCTGTCATTGTTGATGTCTGCATAAAACGTGAAGCCCTTTTTCTGACCTTCGTCAGTGGTCATGATGTCGGGCTGATTTTCCCGCAGCCACGCCAGCACCGGCACAATGAGCAGGTCAAAATCACCGGTAAAGTCGGTCACAATCACATTGAGCGTGTAACGCTTTTCGAATGACAACGACGTCGCCAGTGTGGAGGCAATACTCCCGTTATCCACGAATATCCGCAGCATCTCGGGACTGGTTTTCAGCACCGTGACGGCATCAGTCAGCGCCCTGCGCAGGCTGTCGGGTTTGAGCATCGTTTTCGTCCTGACAGTGTTTAATCATTTTTACCTGGCTGGCACAGCGTGCCAGCGCGTTCTCAAGCTGCCGGATATCGGCACTTAAATCGCCGTTAGTCTGCGGGTCACTGCCCGGCATCGGGCAAAGGCTCACTTTCGGGCAGGCGTTGTGGACAATCACTGGCGTCGGTGCAGGCCGGACGCTGGTGCAACCGGCGCACAGCATCAGGCAGGTCAGCACCGTACCAGCGGCGAAAATCTTCGTTTTCATTGAGTAACCTCGTGATGGTTTTCTCGCGCTGTGCTTCACGCTTCGCGGCGTTCTCCAGTTCCTGACGCAGTACCACCTGCGCCAGCTCGTTTTTGTCTGCTCTGGTGAGGGCAACATGAAGCTGATTTTTCAGCATGGTGATGGTCGTCTGCTGCCCGCTGGCGACGTTGTTCGCCCTGTCCAGCGAGGCGCGCAGGCTGGCGTTTTCATGCTTCGCCAGAAACAGCCCCGCCACCGCCAGCGATAACAACACGACCAGCACAGTCATCAGCTTTGACATGGTTCCCGCCCCTCAAAACGCTGACGGCAGGCCGTACGTATCAGCCGGAAGAACACCGATGCCACGAGATAAATCAGCGCGGTAAAAATCCACCCGGCAGCGACCAGCGAGATAAATGTCGCCACCATCACCACCAGAGCCACTGACCGCCTGCGCCACGGCACCGGCTGCAAAAACAGCGACGTGACAATCTTCACGGCCAGCGATTCCGGCGGCAGCTCCCGTCCGTAGCGTTCCAGTACATACTCAGTGGCATACACACCGACACCACCGGCAACCACACAGATAACCGTCGCCAGAATCGCCCAGGCAGCGACAAAACTGACGGCCACGCTCTGCGGGTAAATCAGGGACAGTGCCAGCATCAGCGCCAGCGACACGTTCAGCATCAGTGAAAGGGATAATTTCTTCATGGTGTTTACTCCGTTTAAGCCGGTACGCCGCCAGCGGTACGCCAGACGGTGACCAGTTTTTCCAGTGAATGCTCACGCTGACCGTAACCGGCACCCGGCAGGGACGCCCAGATATTGCGACAGCGTGAAATGGCGCGCTCAATGCGTCCCGCCCGGATGTCATCCAGTGCACCGCGTTCGCGGATCAACTGAATGGCAAGTCTGTCCTGTGACAACGGACTGAAATCCGGCAGGGCAAGCTGTTTGCGGTAATGCGGCCAGAACAGGTAAAGCTGCTGATAGCGACCGGAGGCCGTGGATTTTTCACCGCGACGGTTAAACACCTTCGCCGGTCGGCCATGCGCGAACGGGTGGTCACTGTAGTCGGTGAAAATTTCCGGCTTTCCGTCCAGTCCGGTGACTATCACGTCATAGCCCCGGTTTTTCGTCAGCGGATGGTTCGCCGTCCCTTCGGACACTGCCAGCATGTCGAGAAAGGCGGCGATATTCTGATGCGTGTTAATTACCGGCATTACGGTTTCCCCCTGCCCTTAAAGCGGCGCTGAATGGCAATCTCAATCACCTGATAACCGGCGATACCCAGCATGGAGCCGATGCCGCACACCGCAGGCAGTGACAGGTCAGGAAACTGCACCAGAACAACACCGGCAACCATTGAGACAAAACCACCGAGCAACATGCGCCCGATAAACAGACGCGGGGTGATGGGTTCACCACCGGCAAGCACCTTGCCGACAACAATCAGCACCCCAATCATGAAAAGCGACAGGACGCTTTTTTCTTCTGCTGTCATGCGTTACTCCCACAGATTGACAGTTTCAGCCACGGGCGCGGTCTGAACGTCGGGCAGTTCGACGGCGGTGCCGTGCGGCAGCACCGCGCCCAGTTCAGCCAGTCCCGGATTTGCGGCGAGCACGGCTTCGACCACGCTCTCAGTGCGCCCGTAATACCGGACACAAATGGCGTCGAGCGTGTCGCCCTGTAGCGCAAAGGTCTTCATCAGATTTGACTCACGATGCAGCGCGGCTTGTCCTGGATGCGCGCCACTGCCCAGCGCATATCCCGCCACAGCTCATCAATGGTGCTGTCTAAGCTGTCGGCCTTTTTGTCGCCTTTCGCACTGGCATCCACGCCGCGATAACGCTCATAAAGCGACGCGGTCGCCATCGCACACACGGCACGCTCGTAGTAAAAAACTTTGATGCTTTCACCGTCGATGTCGTCCGCCGGGACGTCCGCCAGACGCGTAAAACCGGCGGCAATTTTCTGTTCGCGGTACTCGTACAGCTCCGCATTTGTTTCCGCCATGCCTGACTTGACGGCCTCACGCAGACGGGCGGGGGCGACGGTCTGCTCAAGGCGCATACGTTCCCGGACGCGCTTCGGGTCGATATCGGGAAAAAAGAACGTGTTTTTAATCACCGGCTCGTCGCCTGCCGGTTGCGGGATGACCACCGTACCCTCACCGGACACGGGAGCCTCCTTTCGCGGAATAATCAGCGTCATCATGACTACCTCTGAAAAGTCGGGCGGTGGACGCCGGTGCAGTGTCAGGTGATTCACCGTCACTGACCGGCGTGCCGCCCTGGCGCGGGGCGCATTCGGTTGTTAACTGGCTTTCTTTTTCGGGCGTCCACGTTTTGCCGGTGCCGCACTCCGGGTCTTACGCGGGGCGCGGGTGGCCGCTTTTGGCTGTGGCTCCGGCTTCGGTTTCAGTTCCCGCTCCAGTCGTTCAATCTCTTTTTTGACGCCTGCCTGACAGTCGAGCTGTGTCGCACGTTGCAGGTGCGCCAGCGCACCGGCGGCATCACCAGCGTCACGCAGAAACAGACCGGTGATTTTGTGCAGCTTTGCGCGCACTTCATCAGGCATGTCAGCCGTGGCGGTCAGTTCAAGGGTGTCCGTCAGCAGACGGGTATCCACGGATTCACCGGCAGCGTGAGCGCGCATGGCCGCAAGCGCCACCTCCTCGGTGAACATGTACGGCGGGGTACGGCGGTGTTTACCCGGCATGGTCAGACCGTACTTCAGGGCATAACGGGCAATCTCCAGCGCACCGGCAATATCGCCGGTATCCAGACGCCACAGCATGACCGTCATCAGAATGTCATCCTGTGCGCCTTTGCCCTGCTCCAGCACGCCGTTCACCCACGGCAACCAGAACGGCAGCAGTTCGCGCTTTTTCGCGGCCTTCAGCTCTTTTGAATAAATCGCTTTCAGTGTGCGCTGGTCTGCGGCGAGCTTAACCAGCATCTGCTCATAGACAGTTGCATGTCGCAGCGGGGCGGCTTCCCGCTGCGCGGTCATCGCTGCCGAGACCCGCATCATGTGGCGCTGTGCGGGACTCGTCATCGGTTACGCTCCCGGCTCTGCGGTCGCTTTAGCCGGTGTGGAGAAATCACCGACCTTAATTTTTTCCACCAGACAACCGGCGGCGTAGTCTTCCACCACGTAATCAATGTTCATTGACTCGTAGTTCTCCACGCGGTCGAGTTTCGGGTTTTCCACAATCACGCGGCGATGGCTGTCATCCATGTAGTAGATGGACAGGTTTTCCAGCTTCGTGATGAGCATCGCATCCGCCGGGAAGTACGGGACGCGTACCGCCGGCAGGTTACCGATGCGTTTCTGGCTGATGATGACGTCAGCGGCCAGCATTTCGCTGTTGTCCTGCTCCTTGTTGACGATGGGGAAATACTTGTCCGCCAGTAGCTGACGCCCCACAATCACCACAAGGTCAGGGTCTTCCTGATACCACGGCTCAATCAGGTTGTTGGTCGCATCCATCACCAGTGCATCGAGGCTGGCATAATCACCGCCCTTACCCACGCGGATGACCTCAGAGGTCGTGTGACCTTCCTCGTCAGTAACCTTGCTCATCACGCGCGCCGGGGCTTCATTGCGGTATTTCTGCAGCCAGCCGACCGCCACATCCTGCAGCATCGGATTGCTGCTGCGGTCAGAGGTTTCGGCACGCTTCACGCCGTTAAAACCGGCCATGATGAAATCAAGGGACTGGCGTTTGATAATGGCGTTACGGATACGGAGCTGGAAATCCTGATAACGCGCCCACAGGTCCAGCGTTTTGTAGCGGATATAAAAATCGAAGTTAATCTGGTCGCATTCGTACTTGTTTGACGCCAGCTTCGAGAAGTCCTTCGGCTGACGCTCGGTGCCACCGGCGGTGTCGGTGGTGCTGGCGATGGAGCCGGTGACACCGATGCCAATTTTTTCCCCTTTCATTTCGCTGACCGGCACAATGTTGATGCGGGTCAGAAAGTCAGAGGACTCCTGCATGGTGTTCATCAGGGTCTGGGTGACCGACGGTTCAACGGTGAATTTTTTCGACACATCACCGGCGTCGATGCCGTTCAGTTCGGCAACACGGGACAGGTAGGCATTAAATTTAAAGCGGGTTTCCTGGCGCATAGTTTTTCCTGAAATTAAGGGGTAATCGTGAAGGTTTTCCCGGACTGACTGACGCCGGTCAGCAGTTCGTCATCAGGGCGTCACCGCCACCGCCGGTGGCCTTGCTGCGGCGCTGCTGGGTCAGACTTTCGGTGTGGTCGAGGCTGTTTTTCAGGCGGGTGAATGCCTGGCTGGTTTCATCCGCCCTGTCAGTCACATCCTGCTTAAGTGCGGAAAAGGCGGTTTCCATCTCAGAGAGGCGCTGCTCAGTGGCGCTCAGTTTTTCCTGCACATGTTCAGCAACAGCGGTCACCGCTTCATGCACGTCATTCAGACGGGCGTCATCGCTGGCCTGTTTGCGGCCAAAAATGGATTTCACCTTTTCGGTCAGGGCGGTGAACACGGTTTCAGGCAGGTCTTCAAATTCCAGCTCAACAGGCGTTGCCACTGAAATCAGGTTTTCAGGGCTTAATTTGAAGCGGTTCAGGGGGTTGTGTTTTGCCGTGCGGCAGAATTCCAGGTATTCCGTGCCGAGGCTTGCCGGGTCATCGGTGACGGCCAGCCCCACCAGATAACATTTGCCGGTATTGGCAAAGTTCGGCTGAATTTCCATTGAGGTGTAGACTTTCTGCGCGGCCTTGTTCATCGCGATAAGGTCATCGGTCGGGGTGATTTTCGCAAACAGCGCCCATTTGCCTTTCAGCGCCGAATCGTCGTCAATCTTTTCCGCCTTCAGTTCGACCACATCGCCATAACGCTTAAAAATACCGTCAGGCAGGATGCCGCGCAGATGTTCCAGGTTAATACGGCAACCATAGACACGCGGGTCAAAGGTTTCCGCCATTTCCTGAATATCCTGCGCACTGATGACACGCCCGTCACAGGTGTCACCCTCAACGCCGATACGAAAGAATTTTGAGACTTTTTTTGCCATTGTCAGGAGTCCTGAATAGTGATTAGAGGAGTCACATGTCGGCATCAGTTTCCCGACGATGCGCATCCTCCGCCATCAGTCCCGGATGGCTTATCACTGACACAACAGCACCTTAGCGAATCGCGGGGCGCGACTCAGTAGCCTTGCCGTGTATTCATCACGGCGAGGTATTCATGGCCATCACCACAGACACCACTCTTTTACACGACCCGCGTCGTCAGGCGGCGCTGCTGTACTGGCAGGGTTTTTCCGTGCCGCAGATTGCCGCCATGTTGCAGATGAAACGCCCGACGGTGCAGAGCTGGAAACAGCGCGACGGCTGGGACAGCGTTGCCCCCATCAGCCGTGTCGAAATGAGTCTGGAAGCGCGGCTGACCCAGCTCATCATCAAACCGCAGAAAACCGGCGGGGACTTCAAGGAAATTGACCTGCTGGGACGCCAGATTGAACGACTGGCACGGGTCAACCGTTACAGCCAGACCGGCAACGAGGCAGACCTTAATCCGAACATCGCTAACCGCAACAAAGGCGGGCGTCGCAAACCGAAAAAGAATTTTTTCAGTGACGAGGCCATCGAAAAGCTGGAGCAGATTTTCTTTGAGCAGTCTTTCGAATATCAGTTGCACTGGTATCGCGCCGGGCTTGAGCACCGCATCCGCGATATCCTGAAATCCCGCCAGATTGGCGCGACGTTTTATTTTTCCCGCGAGGCGCTGCTGCGCGCCCTGAAAACCGGTCATAACCAGATTTTTCTGTCGGCCAGTAAAACGCAGGCGTATGTGTTCCGCGAATACATCATCGCCTTTGCCCGGCTGGTTGACGTTGACCTGACCGGTGACCCGATTGTCCTGGGCAATAACGGCGCAAAACTGATTTTTCTCGGCACCAACTCCAACACCGCACAGAGCCATAACGGCGACCTGTACGTCGACGAGATTTTCTGGATCCCGAATTTTCAGGTACTGCGTAAGGTGGCATCAGGTATGGCCTCACAGAGTCACCTGCGCTCGACCTATTTCTCCACCCCGTCCACGCTGGCGCACGACGCCTACCCGTTCTGGTCGGGTGAACTGTTTAACCGGGGACGCGCCAGCGCCGCTGAACGCGTGGAAATCGACGTCAGTCATAACGCCCTTGCCGGTGGGCTTCTCTGTGCGGACGGCCAGTGGCGGCAGATTGTCACCATTGAGGACGCCCTGAAAGGCGGCTGCACGCTGTTCGACATTGAGCAGCTCAAACGCGAAAACAGCGCCGACGATTTTAAAAACCTGTTCATGTGTGAATTTGTTGACGACAAGGCGTCGGTGTTCCCGTTCGAGGAGCTGCAACGCTGCATGGTCGACACGCTGGAAGAATGGGAAGACTATGCGCCGTTTGCCGCCAATCCGTTCGGCTCACGTCCGGTATGGATTGGTTACGACCCGTCACACCGTGGCGACAGCGCCGGATGCGTGGTACTGGCACCGCCGGTGGTGGCCGGTGGCAAATTCAGAATACTTGAGCGTCACCAGTGGAAAGGCATGGACTTTGCCACTCAGGCTGAATCCATCCGCAAACTCACCGAAAAATATAACGTCGAATACATCGGTATTGATGCCACCGGCCTCGGTGTCGGCGTGTTCCAGCTCGTGCGCTCGTTCTATCCCGCCGCGCGCGATATCCGCTACACACCGGAAATGAAAACCGCAATGGTGCTCAAGGCAAAAGACGTTATCCGCCGTGGCTGTCTGGAATACGACGTCAGCGCCACCGACATCACCAGCTCGTTTATGGCTATCCGCAAGACCATGACCAGCAGCGGGCGCAGCGCCACCTATGAGGCCAGCCGCAGCGAGGAAGCCAGCCACGCCGACCTCGCCTGGGCGACCATGCACGCCCTGTTAAATGAGCCACTCACCGCCGGTATCAGCACCCCGCTGACATCCACCATTCTGGAGTTTTACTGATGAGCAAGAAAAAAGGGAAAACACCGCAACCTGCGGCAAAAAAAATGACCGCCAGCGCCCCGAAAATGGAGGCATTCACCTTTGGTGAGCCGGTGCCGGTACTCGACCGCCGTGACATTCTGGATTACGTCGAATGCATCAGTAACGGCAGATGGTATGAGCCACCAATCAGCTTTACCGGTCTGGCAAAAAGCCTGCGTGCTGCCGTGCATCACAGCTCACCGATTTACGTTAAACGCAATATTCTGGCCTCGACATTTATCCCGCATCCGTGGCTTTCCCAGCAGGATTTCAGCCGCTTTGTGCTGGATTTTCTGGTGTTCGGTAATGCGTTTCTGGAAAAGCGCTACAGCACCACCGGTAAGGTCATCAGACTGGAAACCTCACCGGCAAAATATACCCGCCGTGGTGTTGAGGAGGATGTTTACTGGTGGGTGCCGTCCTTCAACGAGCCGACACCTTTCGCGCCCGGCTCCGTGTTTCACCTGCTGGAGCCGGATATTAATCAGGAGCTGTACGGCCTGCCGGAATATCTCAGCGCCCTTAACTCTGCCTGGCTGAATGAATCGGCCACGCTGTTCCGCCGCAAGTATTACGAAAACGGCGCACATGCTGGATACATCATGTACGTCACCGATGCCGTGCAGGATCGCAACGATATCGAAATGCTCCGCGAAAACATGGTGAAGTCGAAAGGCCGCAACAACTTTAAAAATCTGTTTCTCTATGCCCCACAGGGGAAAGCCGACGGCATTAAAATTATCCCGCTCAGTGAAGTGGCAACGAAGGACGATTTTTTTAATATCAAAAAAGCCAGCGCCGCTGACCTGCTGGACGCGCACCGCATCCCCTTTCAGTTGATGGGCGGCAAGCCGGAGAACGTCGGGTCGCTGGGTGATATTGAGAAAGTGGCAAAGGTCTTTGTCCGCAATGAGCTTATCCCGTTACAGGACAGGATTCGGGAAATAAACGGCTGGCTCGGTCAGGAGGTCATCCGCTTTAAAAACTACTCACTGGACACTGACAACGGCTGAACATCGCCGCCTGCGGGCGGCTTTTTTACATCCCGCCATCACGCCCTCACACGCTCACCACCGCACAAAACACCCCGCAGACACACCAACGCCCCAGCAGGCCGACTAAATGCCATCACGACGCGCTCAGGCGCTGAAAAAATAAAATCAGCACCACCGCCTGCGCGCAGTGCTTTCCCCGCCTCGCCCGCCCACTTCATGGGTCGGTTTTAATGCAGGTGCATGCCCGCTACAAATACTAACGAACAGAGCAATATTGGTTAGAGAGGACATAAAAAAACAAATGCGACATCATGCACAAAAATGCATGATGTCGTCAATTCTACGCTACACGGTTTTCCAACATTTTCGCTTTAGCCTCAAGCTGAGTAGCCAACGTATGAAAATGCCTAAAGCTTGGTATATGTCCATCCTCAGCATAAGCTCTGGATATAAGCTGTTGCAAATATGAAGGCTCCATCAATGCTGCTGGATTTTTTTTCGTATACATTGCATTTCTTAAAGCAAGCATACTTTTTAAATAACTCTCGTGATACTTAGCAATTGATCCGTCATAGGCAAGAGGCTTTCCCATACCCTCTGGATCATTGGATGACACATCATAGTGCTCATAATAGTCCAAAAAAGATTCAGTCAACTTATTTGGCGAAATAATGACTCGATTCCCTAGCCCCCACGTTTCTATGCACGGATTTTGAACTATTATATTTACTTCACAATGAGATATATCTATACCAGAAGAATCAATCTTATTTCTAACAAGCTCTCTCCTTGCCTCAACATCCTCTCCTTCAGAGTCTAGCACAACCCAAAAATCGGTAAATTTAGGGTTATCATGTATATCTTTAATTGCATTAATAAGCGTCACATCAATCATACGAGGATATCCCTCGCCGCTTATAAAATAATAGTTGTTTTTATCTATTGCAGACAAACACTCAACTTGCTTTAAAGATGGAGATAGAACGCCTATCCATGCCGGATAGATTCTTCGCTCTGTTTGTCGCCCCTCAGCCAAAATATACAAATTCATCTATCCGCACCATCAAAATAAACGCTTAAATTTATTAATTTAGTAAACGCCTCATGATTGGATTCTTTTAAATTAAAAAAATCCGCAGAATAGTTATCAACAACCCCGGCCTTCCTTGAAATAATTTTCCAGTTATCAAGCGGTATGTTATTTATAATATAAGGATGATGACTCGTCAAAATAAACTGAACATCATTACCATGATGTAGTAGCACATCTGTTATATCATTAATACAGTTAACACCAAAGCCATTCTCGAACTCATCAATTAAGAACACAGTTCCCGTCGGGCTAAGATGCAGATATGCCAGTTGGACAAATGTTTTCAACATCCCGGTAGACATTGAATTGTGCGAAATCCACTCATCAATCCCTCTTTCCTTAACCTTGAGTGCATATACAGAATGAACAAAGAAAGGAATCCCTCTTGTATCAACCTTAACCACCTTTATATCTTCAATATATGGAAAAATCTCCACAAATGAATTTTTAATTTGATGAAAGTAGACTGGTTGTTTTTCTTGACACAAATACAACTTAGCACTCAAAGAGAATGACTTCTCTCTGATATCATTGATGCTAAGCTCTTCATCCTCTGAAGCATCTTTATTTTTTCTAGGAAACACCTTATGCATTTCATCATCATCAACTTGCACAATTCGTGAAAATGACTTGTGTATAACCGAAATATCATCTTCCTCACGCAAGTGATGAACTATACTAACTGTAGAAGCCAGCTTAACTGTTTTACTGTCATTATAAACGATATCATCGCCACTTCTGGTGATAATAATTGAACCATTGATTTTAACTTCTTCTTTTATAATTTTTGGTTCAACCTTGTCGTCATCATCAAAATGAAACATTCCATAAGTAAAATCATCATAATCCTCCAGCGCTTCAAACTCACCAGACCATTGATAATCATTACCTTCAGCATTAAACTCAACGTTCCAGCAAAACCCACTAACGGAATCACCATGTGCGATAGACTTTATTTTATTGATAGAACGAAGTATTTGTGTTTTCCCTACACCTGAAGCACCAACCAATAAGGTCAGTGATTTGAATTCTATTTTATTAATTTTCAATTTACTGTGAGAGTTATATGTCTCCAGTGATTTTATTCTCATGCTTTTTTCCATTTGCATTTACTAGTTACATGAATTTAATATTATATCACAAAAACCAACAAACAACAACCCTACCTTTCATCTCTTTAAAAATAACATTTATTATAATATTGACAGATTCATTATAATAAATTTATATCCTTATCCACGTTAGAATTATTTTATCGAGGCTTCCTGTAATAAAGTAAATCAATCTTTTTTCAACTAACTTACAGCAGGACTATCTGTATGCCTCCCAGGCTTTTATCTTTGCGTTCAGATGCCATGTTGAGCAAGAACAACTCTTATATGGGGTATTTACAATCGTTCCCACCTGTTCAATCTGCCCGACGGTGCTATTTCATGTGGTTTTAACGGGCTTCCGTTTCCTTGCTGACGATTTGGCGTTCTCAGCCCGTGTTTTAATGCGCCCCTGAGCGCCCTCACGACCTCCGGGTCATTCCATTCGATAACACCGTCATCAACCAGATTAAGCACTGCTGCGGCGTGCTCAGAAGGTGTGGGAGCCGGTAACGAAGCATCACCACCGGAGAGCTTTCCACAGTTATTGACAGGACTCCGAGGCGCGGCGATGCCGCTTTTTAAAGTCAAAGGCTGAACGACCGGAACTTTCGGCACAATGCGCCAGTCCGTCGTTCTGGTGATATGAATATGACGCGCGCCGAGATGCGGCGCGTAAATGCCGACCACTCTCTCGACCTCTTCCTCGTACTCGTTAACGTCATCCGACGGGCTACGGGCGACCCTGACAGTCTGACAATCGCGCGGGACATTTGCCCCACCCTGCGCGCTGATATACAGCGCGAAATCGCCACTGTCTGCGGCAGCGCGTGCAGCCTCGACGCGTTCGTCAAACTCATTAGCAATGCTGACGCCGCGAGGCAATTTGCGTAGTTCACGGTAAGCCCCCATTGTCGGCAGGCCAACCGTTTTAAATTGCGGAATGCGCCACGTTGACGCCCATGCGGTAACAGCCGCGGCAGTATCTTTCAGCGGCCTGCCGGTATCGTTATCGAGCTGACCATCCAGTGCATAGCCGTCGATGTTTTTTGAAATGTATTTCGCGATATATCCCGCAGCACCGCCCCGGTTAAGGTGTTTTGCCTGAAAACGGTTTCGCGCAGCTCCTCTTTCGTCTCCATCCTCTTTGAGCGCGTAGCGACGCATGATTTCGATAATCTGGTTACGCTGGCGTGGATTACAAAAAAGCATCATATGCCAGTGCGGCGTTCCGTCGTGGTGTGGCTCGACGACACGCAAACCGTAGACCTGTAAATCATTATCCTTGAATGCCGTGCGCATCAGGCTCCAGATACGGCAGAGATATCGCTGCGCATCCTTTGGATTAAATGCCTCATCATTCCAGCCGTGATTAAGCTGGACGGTTTTACTTTCGCCTTTTCCGACCTGACGTGTCGGGTGATACTTTGACGGCGCGGTCAGCGTGATAAACATCCCCACATCGCCCTCTGCGGCGGCGTAACGCTCAATACCGGCAATAGTGTTCATCAGCTCCATCCGGCGAATTTCAGGATTAGAAATACTGCCCATCACCTTACTGATAAGGTCGATGCGCTCGCCGGTTTCCCTGTTTTCAAGGTCACACGATTTAAGAAATTCCAGATTTGCCTGGCGGCGTGCACGCACATCCCGAATGGCATGTTTACTGGCATAAGGAGAACGGTCTTTATTGACCTCCCCGACAGCTATCAGTAACGCCTCATGCCAGCGCATACGCTGGCCTTTAAGCTGATGAGTCCACCACTCATCGTTAAACAGACGGGCAATGGCAGAATATGCCTGCCTCGTGGTCATCTGTCCTTTACGGTATTTTTTCCAGTAGAGCGGGGAAATATTGAAAGCACGTGCAGCGCCAGCAACATGACCATAGAGGTGAGCCTGCGCCTCATCCGTAAACAGCGATTCTTTTTCGCCATGCGCATCCACCCAGGCATCGCTGAGTTCCTCATACATCATGAAAAGCTGCGATGAGATACGGGCAGCAAACTTTTTCAGCTCCTTGTCATTCATTCCCGGCAGGCGCGCATAGTGGTCACGCTCTGCCAGAAACAGCAACGACGCGTCGGTGTTCATTTCATGGCGCTGATTCACACGCTCAATGCGCGGCCATAAACGACGCTGAAAAGTGGATGTGAGGAAATAAAACCCGTGTACCGGGCTTTTATTGCGCCGGATGTAGTCATAGCGTGAAGTAAACAGCGAGCGCAAAAAGTAAGGCAGGCGGTTAATCGTGGATAAAACACCTTGCACCTGACGCATCTCGTCACGTGTAAGGGGTCTTTCGCGCCCGACGGCCTCGCGTGGCGCGTTCCATGCATAAGCACCGGTAAACGCCTTACCGGTGCCTGCAGCAAATGCTGAAGGAGGGACAAAACGCCCGGAGGCTTTAACGGCCATATGAGCCAAAAGCCTCTGAACAACGCCTGCTGAGTTGCTCAACCTGCGCGTTTAAATCAGCAAAAGACTTTGCGCTTCCGGTCAGAATATCGTGATGCATCAGGCCGGAAACGAGCTGGCTTAATTTCGGATAATAACCAACCACCGCCAGCCATTCCTGACCGGCGTTTTTACCGCTTTCCGCTCTCTTTTTCTCGTGGAGAATAAACTGAAAGCTGTCACTGGTAACGACATAACGTTCGCCAATTTCAATACGAATACTCATGCCGTTCTCCGGTAATGTTTGTTTTTTGCTTCAAAGACTGACTGGCAGGAAACACAACGCGTGGCTGACGGATAAGCCGCACGACGGGCAGCAGGTATTGGCGCGTCACACTCTTCGCAAACCAGCGCAGAAACATCGCAATGCTTTACCCTTGCCGCGTTAATCTGGCGCTCCAGTAATTCAGCCTGTTGTTCCTGAATAAAATCTACGTTGTCCGGCATTACCAGCTCCTTTTGTCGTTAAGTTTTTTAAATTCATCAGCGCAATAGCTGGCAATTTCTGTCGTTAATTTCGTCAGTTCGTCCACGGAGGAGATTTGCTTGTGAAATACAGCGCGTTTAACAAGTAAATTGACCACATCAGACAGGAGATTTAATTCGTTCTGATAAATCGCGATAACAGACTCAGTTATTTCGCGTTTTTCTTTATCAAGACCAAGTTGAATAAGAGATAAATCGCCATTTTTCATAACGGCGATTTTTAAGGCGTTATTCAGTAATACAACTGAACGAGAACAGGACATCAAAGCACCTCCCCGCGAGACAATCCGATATTGTGAAATTTTTCCGACTCCTGACTGAGCAGCTCGACTATCTCCACGCGGGATAACTCCGCCTTTGTGATGTGGCGAATCATGGCGTCAAGATGAGAAGAAAAGCGCGTCGCTGCGTCGGCCTGTGCTTCGGTTCTGGCCTGTTGCAGCAGTAATGCGTATTTACCGCACTGATTTTCAGAAACTGTATGCATGACTTTCTCCAGGCAAAAAGAAGCCCCGCACAATTAAGTGCGTTAAAAACTCTGGTTAATTACTTAATGCAGATATTGCTCTGGTTTTACCGACGTCAGAATTGTCGGTGCATACTCAAACAGGCTGAATAATTCACGTAATGCACGGAATAAGGCATCACGCCAGTAACATGATTCTTCATTAATTCGCCAGTATGGCTGGTTGAATTCTTTTTCAGTCAATCCGGCATGCATAAATAAAGTACGGCGCTGACTGACAGTTAAAAAGCTAATATATGCATACTCACTTGCACCGACCTGACGGCGTTTTGAGAATGCCCCACGCAGTTCATCAATTGCACATACCAGTCGTTCACGTTCGACGTCGTTCATTTCTTCAAAACGCATCGTTGCGTGACGCTGTTTTAACTGCGCATGAAAGCAAACCGTTAGCCGTTCGCGCTCCATCATCTGATTATAATAATCACATGTATCCTGCCAGCGAGGGACGGCAAGATGCTTGCCAATTATCCGGCGCATAGCTGCTGGCTGTTTTTCAACGAGATTAAGCGTCATCACTGTCATTTCCATACCCTCCGGCTTTTCAGAAAGGTCAGAGCCTTTTTTAACGGACTCTGTTTTTTGGTGCGGATAATGATTCCCTTACGCCCCTTACCGTGGGTGATGGTGAAGTCAATCGCCCTGGGGCTTTCGTTACGCAATAACTGAGCAATACAACGAGGCTCGTTCATCCTTTCCACCTTAAGCCGCACGGCCATGTCTTGATTTGCTGTAACTAATGCGATTTTTCCAGTCATGCCATTCTGTCGGAGCTTCATCAACTAGCTGGGCTGCGTACTTGTCCCACTCACGACGATTAATCCATAACTCAGCATGACCGCCCGGCTTTAATGGGTCCGTCATATAAAAGGCTGGTAACTTGCCTGCTTTCGCCATTTCAGCAACAGCACGAGGCGTCTTACCGATGTAAAGAGCAAAACCCTCTTTCGAGAGCAAATCCGACGGTGCGGCTGCAAGTTTGATGTCACATTTTTTACTTTTTGTGAGATCAGATACTTTTTCTCCAACATCGTTATTCATTTCTGATCCAATACTCATTTTGATATCCTCAACTTTGGTGCCATTCAATCAGAGCTATTTGAAGCCGCTCTGCGTTGTTCTGGCGTGTCGCATACAACATAAATTACGAGATACGACAATTCATGTCAAATACACAAATCACATCTCAAGCAGAGAAACTCGCACTTATTCGGGAATCAGAAAGAATGACAAGGAAGCAAGTTGCTGAATTAACTGGAATTAACTACAACACCTATGCTGGATATGAGCAGGGAAAAGTAAAGATGTCTTTTGACGCAGGTATGAAATTTTTCAAGCCAGAAAGATTTCGCAAGTACCGTGACTGGTTCATGTTTGATGAAACTGATCCCGCTGGCGGACAAATAGCCCCGGCGCTCGCGCACATTGGGCAAGACTCAACAACCTTGCACCACTCAGACCAAAAGACTGGCTGACGATTTATTCAGCATATGTGTGCAGTAAATGTACGAAAGAAAATTGCATTAATTTTCAAGTAGTAGAAGTAAACAGCGTCATCGGAGGGCTTTATGTCTATTAAAAAGCTCGATGATGGTCGTTATGAAGTGGACGTCAGACCGCAGGGTGCAGATGGAAAACGTATCAGGCGGAAATTTAAAACTAAAGGTGAAGCTCAAGCATTCGAACGTCATGTTCTGGTTAACTACCACAACAAAGAGTGGTTGGAGAAGCCGGCCGACCGCCGAACTCTTACAGAGTTGTTAGGCAGATGGTGGATATATCACGGAAAATCACATGAGCGTGGAGATATTGAACGAGGGCGTTTGACGACAATAATCGCCAAATTTGCCGAGATGGGAGTGTCCAGGGCGGACCAGCTAACAAAGAAAACGATAACTGATTATCGCGTTGTAATGATGAACGATGGCCTAAAACCAGCCAGCGTAAATCGGCATCTGGCAATAATGAGCGGGATGTTCACCAAGTTAATTGACGCCGGTGAATATCACTCTCACAACCCGTTCCGTGAGGTTAAGCGGTTACGTGAAGCTGTTACGGAAATGGCTTTTTTGTCCAGTGAAGAGATTACGCGGCTGTTATCCATGCTTGATGGTGATGAGTTAAATGCAACTCTGGTCTGCCTTTCTACTGGTGGACGCTGGAGTGAAGTGTCTAATTTGAAAGCTGAACACATCATTAACCAGATGGTTACGTTTATGAAAACTAAAAACGGAAAGCGCAGGACAATTCCCGTTTCGCAGGACCTGATTAAACGGATCAAGACCAAAAATTCAGGCAGGCTTTTTAATGCCAGTTACTACAAAGTGCGCAACGCTCTCAGGGAAGTAAAACCCGATTTACCTGACGGACAGGCAGTGCATGTTTTGAGGCATACATTTGCCACACATTTTATAATGAATGGAGGTAACATAATCACATTGCAGCGCATCCTGGGTCATTCTAACATTCAGCAAACTATGACCTACGCACACTTTGCACCGGATTTCTTACAAGATGCTGTGACTCTTAACCCGGTGTCAGGAATGTCCATAATGCGTCCATAA